AAATAAGACACTTAAGCATAACAGTACATATAGGAAAGAACACACCGAACTGTCCGTTAAACATAGGCTGTTCGCTAGGTATAAGGCTCAAGGCATGTCCAATGGCAAGAGTGCAGAACTAGCCGGATATAAATCCGGAATAAACGCAAGTAAACAAGGATCGCTCTTAGCGAAAAAACCGGCAATAATAGCCTTGATCTCCGAACTTCTTGCAGAGCAAGACACTAGATCGTTGGTTGATAGAGAGTCTCACCTTATGGAACTAGCAAAGCTACGAGACAAGGCAGTAGATAGTGGTCAAATAGGCTCTGCTGTCACAGCAGAACACTACAGAGGGAAAGTTGCCAACTTGTATAAGGATAGGATAGAGGTAGAGGACTCTACCTCAGAGACATCCTCAGAGATCATGGACAGAATCAAAGGTTTATTAGGCAAGTCTATCCTTGATAGCGATGAGTCAATACATTAGAGCCGTTTAAACAGTTCTAATTGGTCATAGGAAGCCTTCTTCGGGAAAGTGGCTACACGCGCCAATTCGTACCCCCACCCCCGTGTCACAGGAGTGACTCCCGCGCATACGCTCTTTACATACTGTTCCAAATTTTCAGCCACCATAATTTGACCTTTTTTTAACATAAGCATTGACATACCCCCTACCCCCTGTTTTAATGTTAGGGGAGGTAAGGAATTCTATAGATATTTTTTTTATATATTGCCTATGAGCATTTTAAGACACCTGCCGGTGTTATCTATATGCAATTCGATACCTTCGGAAGTGTAAAGAGCCAATCCGCGCATGGATCGACTCTTAAAAGGGTGGAACTAGATTTGAGGTATGTAAGACAGTTCCTAATTGGAGATACCCTTAAACACATTATATTGCGGTTTAACATGGTTAACAATACTATATATAGTTATGAGAGTTGATGAGAAACAAATAAAACAAGTAATGTCTTTAATGACACCTGAACGTTTATCACGTTTAAACACCTTACAGCGCAAGGAGTTAGACAAATTAGTTAAACATTTAGAATCTTCGGTTATTCGTGAAAAAGGTCAGAAAAATTTTTTAGATTTTTGCGCTTCTGTTTGGTCTGAATTCATTTGTGGTGCGCATCATACTAAGATGGCAGAAGCTTTTGAACGTGTTGCTACAGGCGAATGCAAGCGTCTAATGATTAATATGCCTCCTCGTTTTGGTAAGTCTCAGTTAACGTCTTGGTTATTGCCTTCTTGGATCGTAGGTAACTCTCCTGACAAGAAAATCATCATGGCATCACATACAGGAGAACTGTCTTTACGTTTTGGTCGTATGGTTAGAAACTTAATAGATAGCGATGACTATCAAAGAATTTTTCCAGAAGTTAGTTTGAATCTCGACAGTAAAGCTGCTGGTCGTTTTGACATATCGGGTGGTGGTGAATATTTCTCAATTGGTGTTGGCGGTGCGGTTACAGGTCGTGGTGCTGATCTATTAATTATTGATGATCCTCATTCTGAGCAACAAGGTCAGTCTGCTGATCCAAAAATCTTTGAAAGCACTTATGATTGGTATCTGAGTGGTCCTAGACAGCGTTTACAGCCGGGTGGTGCGATTATTATTGTAATGACTAGATGGGGAAAGAAAGACCTGTGTGGCTCTATTTTACATGACAGCGTTACAAGGGATGGTAGTGATGAATGGGAAGTAATTGAATTACCAGCAATATTGCCATCTGGAAGAAGTTTATGGGAAGAGTATTGGCAAGTAGAAGAACTAGAAAAGATTAGAGCAACACTACCTGTTGCTCATTGGGAAGCGCAATATCAACAAAATCCTGTGTCTGAAGAAGGTGCTTTAGTTAAAAGAGAATGGTGGCAAACTTGGGAAAAGAAAGATCCTCCTGCTTGTGAATTTTTAATTCAATCTTGGGATACTGCATTCTTAAAAACAGAACGAGCCGATTATTCAGCTTGCACTACATGGGGGGTTTTTTATAGAGAGAGTGATGAAGGGTATATGGCTCCCAATGTTATATTACTAGATGCTTTTCAAGAACGTTTAGAATTTCCAGAATTAAAACGTAGAGCCTATGATCAATATAAACAATGGATGCCTGATGCTTTTATTGTTGAAGCTAAAGCTGCTGGTTCTCCTTTGATTTTTGAATTAAGAGCAATGGGAATACCAGTACAAGAATTTAGTCCTTCACGTGGTAATGATAAGATTGCACGTGTTAATGGAGTTGCAGATTTATTTGCATCAGGTACAGTATGGTGTCCGGCTAAAAGATGGGCTGAAGAGGTTATAGAACAATTTGCATCTTTTCCTGTAGGAGATCACGATGACTTGGTTGACTCTTCAACACAAGCATTACTAAGATATAGACAAGGTGGATTTATTTCATTAAGCAATGATCAAGAGGAAGAAGAACTGGTAGAAAGGTTTGCTGATTATTATTAATTAGTTTAAAATTTATATAATGGCAGAAGAATTAAATATAAGTGTTGTCAATCCTGAAGCGGTTTCAATAGAAACTGAAGATGGTGGAATGATTATTGATTTTGATCCAAGTGCTGATCAAGAAGTAGCTTTTGATGCTAATTTAGCTGAGAGCATTGATGAGCGTGATCTTAAATCATTATCTATTGAATTAGTTGGTGCTTTTGAATCCGATAAAGAATCACGTTCTGATTGGGAAAGAACTTATATTGAAGGTTTAGATAATCTAGGATTAAAGATTGAAGAACGAACTGAGCCGTGGGCTGGTGCTTGTGGTGTTTATCATCCATTACTTTCAGAAGCTGTTATAAGATTTCAATCACAAGCGGTAGGAGAAATGCTACCCGCAAGCGGTCCAGTTAGAACAAATATTGTTGGCAAGGTAACTCCAGAAAAAGAAGAACAGTCAAGACGTGTAGAAGACTACATGAATTATCTTATAACTGATCGTATGACTGAATATCGTAATGAAGTTGAAAGAATGTTATTTAGTTTACCATTGGCAGGTTCTGCATTTAAGAAGATTTATTGGGATGTTAATATGCAACGTCCATGTTCTATGTTTATTCCTGCAGAAGATTTTGTTGTTAGTTATGGCGCATCAGATTTAAGAACTGCTGTACGTGCAACACATATTATGCGTATGACTCTTAATGATATTACTAAACTGCAATACGCTGATTTTTATCGCGATGTTGATATTCCTCAATCGCATTCTTTGTCAGACAAGATTAAAGAAAAGTATGGTGAACTAACAGGAGACTCACCAAACTACGAATTTGAAATGAATACTTATAGCAAAGATGGAATGCATACTTTGTTAGAAATGCATGTTGATTTAGATCTTATAGGGTTTGAAGATATTATTGATGGAGAAGAGACAGGAATAGCATTACCTTATGTTGTTACGATAGATCAAGGTTCTGGAAATATTTTATCCATTAGACGAAACTATATTGAAGATGATCCTAAGAAAATGCGTAGACAACATTTTGTTCATTACCAATATATGCCCGGATTAGGGTTTTATGGTTTTGGTTTAATACATATGGTCGGTGGATTAGCTAAATCAGCTACATCAATACTAAGACAATTGGTTGATGCAGGTACTTTATCTAACCTTCCGGGTGGTTTAAAGACTAGAGGACTAAGAATTAAGGGTGATGATACTCCAATATATCCGGGTGAGTTCAGAGATGTGGACGTTCCGGGCGGAAGCATAAGAGATAACATAACTTTCTTACCTTATAAAGAACCTTCAGGCACTTTATACCAGTTATTAGGCAATATTGTAGAAGAAGGACGAAGATTTGCTTCCATTACAGACTTAAAAGTGTCTGATATGAACAATCAAGCGCCTGTTGGTACTACATTAGCCCTGTTAGAGCGTAATATGAAGGTAATGACTGCTATTCAGTCTAGATTACATGCCTCTATGAGACATGAATTGGCTATTTTGTCCGAAATTATTAAAGATTACATGCCAGAAGCCTATGAATACGAAATAGATGGGGATCAAAGCATAAAACCTAGTGATTTTGACAATAGAGTGGATATAATTCCTGTTTCAGATCCAAATGCAGCTACAATGGCACAAAGAATTATGCAATATCAAGCTGCTCTGCAATTAGCACAGACTGCACCTCAAATGTATGATCTACCAAAGCTACATAGGCAGATGTTAGAAGTACTCGGTATACGTGATCCACAAGATATTATACCTGTTGAGGATGATCTTAAACCAACAGATCCAGTTTCAGAAAATATGAATATATTGAATGGAAAACCAGCAAAAGCTTTCCAATATCAAGAACATGCTTCTCATATAACAGTACATATGTCTATGATACAAGATCCTAAGATACAAGAGTTAGCTGGACAAGCACCAAATGCAGATGCAATGCAAGGCGCTTTGAGTGCGCATATTATTGAGCATTTAGGTTTTGAATATAGAAAACAAATAGAAAAAGAACTAGGTACACAGTTACCACCAGTAGGTGATCCTTTACCACCAGAGATAGAAGAAAGACTTTCTATATTAGTAGCTGCTGCTGCTGAACAATTGCTAGGTAAAAACCAACAAGAAGCACAACAACAGCAAGCGCAAGAACAAATGCAAGATCCTGTTATTCAAATGCAACAACAAGAACTTCAAATAAAACAACAAGCTGCAGAGAATAAAGCAGCTATGGATGAAGCTAAAATAACTGCTGATTTACAAAAAGCTACTATGAAAGATCAATTAGAAAGAATTAAAATAGAAGCTGATGCTAAAGCAAAAGATGATCGCATTGATTTAGATATATCTAAAATAGAATCAGATGAAAGAATGAAAGGTGCTGAATTAGGAAAACAAATGGCTGAAGATATATTTGATAAGAGTTCAGAATAGATGGAACCTAATGATTATACTTTTACAGAGTTCTTGACAGATCGTTTAAACAATGAGATAACAAGAATTACAGATATTATTATTGATGGCGATATTAAAGATTTATCAGAATATAATCGCTTGAAAGGTAAAATTGAGGGTTTACGTATTGCCCTAAGAGAAATAACAGATGTCATGGACAAAGTTATAGAGTCTTAAAATAATATGCACGTCTTATAGTAAGACGATGGACAACATCATAGTCCTTTAATTATTGATGCATCATAAGGATACTTATGACAATTAAAGCAGTAAAGAAAGAAGAAGATGAGGCTATTCAGCCGGAGTCGGCTTCACAATTACCTAAACCAACAGGATATAAAATCCTTATAGCATTACCAGAAGCAGAAGAAAAAACGGCAGGTGGAATCATTAAAGCTGAAGAAACCATACGTATCGAAGAAACTGCTGCGGTAACGGGATTTGTTTTAGAAATGGGATCAGATTGTTACAAAGACGATAAAAAATTTCCTACTGGAGCATGGTGTTCCAAAGGGGATTGGATTGTAATGAGAGCCTTTAGTGGTACTCGTATTAGCATTCATGGCAAAGAGTTTAGATTAATTAATGATGATACTGTTGAAGCAGTCGTACAAGATCCTAGAGGAATACAAAGAGCATGAGTGAAACAGCACAAAATGTAGAAGAATTTGAAACGCCTAAAGCGCAACAAATTGAATCGCCAGAACCAGACAAAGATTTAGAAATAGAAGTCATTGATGACAGACCTCAAGCAGACCAAAAGGTTTCAAGGGTTTCAAATGATGATGATGTTGATAATGAAATAGAAGGAATTGGTGATCGAACCAAGAAACGTATTGATAAACTGAAATATGATTATCACGAAGAAAGACGTTCAAAAGAACAGGCATCACGTACACGTGATGAGGCAATACAATATGCACAATCTTTACAGCATGAGAATGAAAAGCTAAAAAATACAGTATCTAGAAGTGAAGGTGCATTAATAAATAGCCTTAAAACACGTAGCACAACTGCTATAGATGCTGCAAAAGCTGAATATAAAACAGCCTACGATGCAGGTGATACTGATAAACTACTAGAAGCACAAGAAAAGCTTAATTCAGCGTTTGCTGATAAAAACTATGTAGAGAATTATGTGCCTCAAGCAACGACACAGCCTCAAAATAATCAGCAACAACAAATATCTCAACAGCAATTTGCACAACAACAGCAATTTGCACAACAACAACAGACTCAAACAGATCAATCATATGATCCTAAAGCTATTGAATATATTAGGAATAATGAATGGTTTGAAAAAGAGGGTAATGAGGATATGACTGCATTAGCTTATGGAATGCATGCTAAACTTATTAGAAAAGGTATTGATCCTATAAGAGATGCAGATCAATATTATGATGAGATAGATACGGCTGTAAGAAATAGATTTCCAGAAAAATTTGAGTCGAATACTGCAACGACTCAGCGACCTTCGACTGTGGTTGCACCTGCTAATAGGTCAGGTACGAAACAGCGCATAGTGCAGTTAACTAGAACACAAGTTGACCTCGCCAGAAGACTTGGACTTACACCAGAACAATATGCAACTCAATTTTCAAAGGAGTTAAATAAAAATGGATAAGTTAGAAGAAAAGCGCACTCCACGCTCGTTGGAGACTAGAGAAAAAAATGAGCGAAGTAAACCGTGGACACCTCCAAACTTGCTTCCAGATCCTACACCTCAACCGGGATATGTTTATCGTTGGGTTCGTACTGCTGCGGCAGGACAATCTGATAATCTAAATGTATCTACGCGTATTAGGGAAGGATGGGAACCAGTTAG